ATGCAACAATCCACTGCCCTTGATATTTTAAAGACGGGTCATAATGTATTTTTAACCGGTTCTGCCGGCTCAGGTAAGACCTATACTCTCAACCAATATATTCATTATCTGCGAGCACGGCGAATTGCAGTAGCGGTGACTGCTAGCACGGGTATAGCGGCGACGCATATGAATGGCACGACCATTCACAGTTGGTCAGGCATCGGCATCAAAGACGAGCTAACCGAGCGTGATCTCAAAAATATCAGCGGTCGCCGCTATCTGACCGACCGCATGAAAGAGACAGCGGTGCTGATTATTGATGAGATATCGATGCTGCATGCCAAGCAGCTGGATATGGTCAATGAGGTATTAAAACATGTCCGTAATAGTGAAGCGGCTTTCGGTGGTATTCAGGTCGTGGTCGCAGGTGACTTTTTTCAGCTGCCACCTGTGGGTGCGCGCGGCGAGAGCAATCGAGAGAAATTTGCCTTTATGTCAGCAGCATGGCTCGCGGCCGACTTCCATATCTGCTACTTAACTGAGCAGCATCGTCAAGATGATACGCAGTCTGGCGATACGCTCAATCTAGATGCTATTCTTAACCAGATCCGCGAGCAATCAGTCACCTTTGACGCCATTCATGCTTTAGAAGCCACCCATGCCCATGACGTCGATGTCAATCGTACTCGCTTGTATACCCACAATCTAAACGTGAATAAGATTAACGAGCGCGAGCTAGATGCTCTCTCCTCTAAGCCGGTCGTCTTTAATGCAACAGATTTTGGGGATAGTAAGCTGGTCGAGACCCTTAAGAAAAACGTACGTACTAGCGATGAGCTAACCCTAAAAATTGGTGCTAAGGTGATGTTTATTAAGAATAATAACGAGCTAGCAGTATCCAACGGCACAATGGGTGAGATCGTGGCCTTTGAGTCGCTTAAATCTAATGGCAAGGTAGACGATGAAGATAAAAAGGATGAGGCAGAACAAAAGCTGCCCGTGGTCAAACTAAATGATGGTCGGCGGGTTCGGGCGGAGCCTGAAGAGTGGATGATAGAAGATGAAAACGGCGAGGTGTTGGCAAGTTATAGTCAAGTGCCGCTGTGTCTGGCTTGGGCCATTACTATTCATAAGTCGCAAGGGATGACTTTGGATGCCGCCGAGATCGACCTGTCTAAGACTTTTGAGTTGGGGCAGGGCTATGTGGCCTTATCGCGTCTAAAGTCACTTGAAGGCCTACAGCTACTTGGCATGAATGACATGAGCTTGCAGCTTGACCCATTAGCTCGCGGCGCAGACAAGCGCTTTAAAGTGCTATCGAGCGAGGCTGAAGAGGCGTACTCAATGCTTGATGAAGCTAGCTTGAAAAAGACCCACGATGAGTTTGTGTTGAAGTCAGGTGGGACGCTGAGCCAGACAATCATTGATGCCTATGAGACCATGCGTAAGCGCCGAGCCGAAAAGAGTAAGGCGCAAGAAGACAAGCGTGAAAAGCTAGGTAATCAAGTCACAGATCAATCAGACAGTACTCTGATCGCCACCAAGCTATTGTTAGAGGAAAGCCTAAGTATCGCTGATATCGCTCAGTCGCGCGGGCTTGCTCAGTCGACTATTATGCGTCATATTAGTGAGCTTAAAAAACAAGACCCCAGCCTAAAGTGTGATCATTTGCGACCTGACGATGCTATTATGCTGGCCGTTGGTAATGCTTATGTTGCTATCAAAGTCGCTAACGATCCCAATGACTTCAACGATGATGGTAGTATCAAGCTTAAGCCTATCTATGAGTATCTTAAAGAGAAGGTTGATTATAATACTATTCGTCTGGCACTTATTTTCGTTACGCCTTGAGTGTCTTAGCTCAACCTCATTTATAACTTTGTCGTCATATCTTTAGTATTAATAGTGAGTCTGCCTTGTCCAACGCTGCCCCTACATATCACACCTCTACTGACCATGAGAAGAAGACTATCAATAGCCCTACGGCTGTTAAGTCTGAGCGGGCGCAAACTGAGCGCCACCAAGGTCGGACACTTCGGGTGGCTATTAATGGCTTTGGGCGAATTGGCCGCAACGTTCTGCGCGCACTGATAGAGCGCTTTGATGTATTAGGGCGCTCGTTACATATCGTCGCTATTAATGATTTGGCTGATGCAGAAACCTTGCTGCATCTGCTGAAGTTTGATAGTACCCACGGGCGCTTAAGTCAGCTTGGCGTCGACGCGACTTTCGATGAGACTCAAGGTGAGCTGTGTTTGAGCAAAGACGACAAGACCTACTGTATCACGATACTGTCGCAAGCTGCGCCTATTGACCTACCGTGGTCCGAGCTTAACGTTGATTTAGTATTAGAGTGCACAGGCCACTTCCGCTCCTATGATCAGGCATTTATGCATATTAAAGCCGGGGCTAAGCAAGTTATCGTCGGCGCAGCGCCCTTTGATCGAGTCGATGCTTGTGTGGTTATGGGCGTTAATGATGAGCTGCTCACTCGTGATTTGCCTATTATCTCCAGCGTTTCATGCACCACGCAAGCACTCGTGCCGCTGATCGATACTCTAGATAGGGCGTTTGGAATCGCCTCTGTGATGATGACTGAGATTCATGCTGTCACCGCTGATCAGACTGTCCTTGATCAAGCGCATCGTGACCTGCGCCGCGCTCGGGCTTCTGGTCATAATATCATTCCTACTACCTCGAGTAGCATTGCTGCTACTGAGCAAGTCTTACCGCACATTCAAGGGCGTATTAACGGTCATTCTATCCGTGTACCGACCATCGATGTCGCTGCTATTGATGTGACCGTGGTCTTTAATAATGAGGTCGATTTAGAGCAGGTCAGAAAAACCTTGATCAGGGCTTGTAGCGGACGATTGCAAGATATTATGGCCTATACTGATGAGCCGCTGGTCTCTAGTGACTTTATCCATCAGTCTGAGTCATTAATCATTGATGGTCAGCAGTTAATGCGAGTCGGTCAACAGTTCAAAGTATTCGCTTGGTATGATAATGAGTGGGGTTATGCCAATCGTTTACTTGATATGTGCTTGTACTTATCAAAATCAAGATAACCGTTATCAATATAATAAAAAAGGCTTTTTGCTGATTAGATTTCTCACAAAGTCTTGTAGTGGTTCAAAAAATTAAAAAAAATTGCTATTAGCACTTGCATTATAAATTTATATCGCTATAATAAGCCACCTAAAGGAAGCGTGGCAGAGCGGTTGAATGCACCAGTCTTGAAAACTGGCGTGGGTTCATAGCCCACCGAGAGTTCGAATCTCTCCGCTTCCGCCAAATTCAAGAATCCAGCTTATCGTTATGATAAGCTGGATTTTTTTTTGCGTCATTTTTGGAAGGTAAGTTTAGGTTAGCCGTCAGTTATTTAATTCGGTTATTATAGTGTAATTTGCGAATTTATTTTGCACTAATTTGAAACTCATTCTGCACTAGGCCAATCCCATCGATAAATCATGTTATCAATATAGCTAGCAGTCTTATTTATTCTAGAGACCTGGCTAACCTTTTCATAATTTCCTAGCCTTACCCAATCCTCATGAACGTTATCTTTAAGATAGTCCATATAACTAAGTAGCTCACTCCTAGTACTACTAAAAAGAATATAAGGTGGCCTTACTAGCTTCATCAGTCTTAAGAACTGCACCATGCCAAAGTACTCATTAAGTGCATACGCACCTTGCTTAGTATTTACGTAAGGTGGGTCTAACACAAATAGCGTTTTTTCCCTATTCCCATATTGCGCCATCAAAACTTCAAAAGACTCAGAGACGATACTTATACCATCCAGATAACCATCTGCACTCGGGTAATCGCTACAGCGTATACAGTTGTACATAGTGTGGTTAAAAAGCTCGTCAATACTACTAACTTGTTTACCACTAAATAGAAGCCATGGACAAATAGTCTGTAGGTCAATAAAGCCATCAAAATCTTTAATTGTCTTTTTAATTATTCCCCTAGTTTTAATATCCAACTTCTTATTACGAGGCTGATCGGCAATCGCCTCTTTAAGTAGGTTACGTAACCTATTAGTGTCAGATATAAGCTCAAGACGTTGGCTATAGTTATCGAAGTCATTGTAGATAACATTAGCCATAGGCCTTAGATGTTTGACGTTATTAGCAAGTAAGCCGCTACCTCCGAACACATCAATAACAGTCCAACCTTCGTCATCGTTTGGGATATTGTCTTCAATAACGAGCCGGAAGGCCTTTAAAAAATTACGTTTTTGTCCTACAAACGGAATTGGGGCTTTTGAGTAAAGTTTTGGTGCTGTGTTGCTCACGAGTCTTTCCTCTTTTATATTGAGACTCGTGGTCTTCTGATAGGGTGTTCTGGACACTCAAATGATTTAATGTTTTACATCGGCTACATTTAATTGAAAGTTGGTCAAATATGCCTATTTTAAGTAATTTTTTGCCGCACTCATGGCATGATATAAATTTCATTATTGTTCCTGTGCTTAGCGTTAGAATGGCGTTAGATTCTATGTTACACTCCGTTCGCTGTGTACACGGTAGCGGAGTCTTAGCTTTGCGACAGGTGTATTCTGTCAAGAGGGACAGTACGATGCTCCAACATCATACTGTCACTCCGTTTTTTTATTATGCAATACGTTCCCAGCAATCAATAGTTTGAGATGGCTGCTGGTTATTGTGGGGCAGACTACCTCCATTAGAAAACAGTGAATTACCACCAGTTTTTGTCATCACACTACCATCTTTTTCATCAGCCTCATGTTTAATATATACAGAACCACCACTACCATCTTGATTAATCGATATGTGTCCATTTTCGTCTGGAATACGACCAGAACCACCTTCATGAGCTGCCATGTACGCATGTTTATGCTCAGGCATCTCCTCAATAGTCAGCGTATGCTCATGCTCACCATACTTAGCTCCATGCGTCCTAAAATTGATAGGATCATCTGGGATATCAGAAAACCCGACAGCAACACGGCCTTGTAGAGCGCGACTCCATTCCCCATAACCTTTATATTCAGTGACTTCAGCAGCAGTGACAAAGTGTTCAGTAGTCCAGAATACCTCACCAATCTGCGTATCTTCATAGGTACGATTTTCGAGTTTTTTGATACGAACTCTGTCTTTCTTAATCATCTCTTTATATTCTTCGACAGCATCCTCTAAGACTTTTTTTTCACCAAACTGCTTAACCAGCGCCTTAAGTAACTGTCCGTTGTCCGATTTATCTAAATCAATACCCAAGCCTTCAATAGCACCCGCAATCTCTTCTTGTAGCGCATTGGCCCATTCTGGAGTGAAATAGGTAGCGTCCTGATTAGGTAGATCAGCGTTATCATGAAAGCCATTCTTACCTTCGCCATTGACATCGGCACGGGCCGTGGCAGAGTCGATACGATGCATAGTACGTCCTTATTTAATATCTAATCTTAATGAAGCAGGCAAGTAGTGCTTAGATAAACACGCCATATCTGCCTTGATAGGCTTTTCTAACGATAAGGTAACTCTAAAGCGCAATCGAGCTGTGTTAAGGGGATCAATACAAGTACCCGTACACTGCATAGGTACATAGGTTTGCATTGATAATATAGTTTGGTTATAGCGTTCAAAGAGCTTATATAGTCCATCAAGGTTTAACAGGACGTGACCCTCACGCCTCACCCTCTCTAACTCTCTCTTACGTTCTGTCAAAGAATCACCCACATTGCTTTGACCACACAGTAGCGGTAGCCCGTATTCACGCTCAAACTCATCAATTAATTCATCAGGGATTCCCTTTAATACAGCAAAGATTTGCTTTGATGAAGCCCGCACCAACTCTAACGCTTTGGTGTGTGCTAGAATATCTTTATATATAATTGTCTTATGGCTATGGTCATACGCACCGCTAGGCAAATGATGCATCATTACATTAGCCATGTTTGATCTAGTTGTACTTAATTGGCTGAGTTGACTCATAGCGCCACCGTAATATCACCAGAGCGAATCCAGCCGACTTGCTCCATGCTCACAGTCGGATTGACGTTTTGGTTGGGCGTGAGCTGCACATCAATCATACCCGGTATTGCCATTATCAGACTTGATAATACTGACTCTTTAAAGCTTTCTGCGGGAGCCAATGCTGTTAGGTAGTCTCTAATAATGGCATTAATTTCACCCGAATTTATATTGACGCCATTCACATTGGCGGTAACATCTAACAGCATTACCGTTGGCTTAAAGGTTCGCACATCTTCCCAGAATGCGGCAGCGTTTTTGAGTGCCTGCTCAGCTTGCGACAGTAAACTATCACTCGGTAATGTTGCACCATCAGCACCTTGGGCGGTGATTGCGACATCCACGCTACCAGCACCGCGACGCAGAGGATAGACATACGCATCAGCGACACCAGGCACGCCTAATACGGCCTGTCTTAAATCTTCTTTGCGAGATAAGTTTTTACCTAGCTTTTTCTTATTCCAAAGCCGACCTCGCCACCGCTCTAAGCTCTCACCATCTGAGCCTCCACTGATAACTTCAACTTGTGCCACGCTTTGCAAACCTGCTACTGGTGATACCCACCGCAGTGTACCTGATACGTTATAAGCCGCGCCCACCTTGTCAGCTTGTACAGGGACTAATACCGCCTTAGTAGCTGATAATGTCGCGGCGGCTGTGGTTTGCCAGTAGTGTCCGTAGCCGTCAGTCAGCTTACTGCCACTTGGTAAGTTGACGCCATCTGTAGTGCCAGCCGCCCACACTTGGCCTGTAGCAGTGGAGCCGCCAAGGCGTGGTAAAGTTAATTCGTCAGCATGAATAGAGAGATAAGCCTCGTCGGCGGTCTGCACGAATAGCTGCTTGAGTATGTACTGCTGATGACTATATAGACCTTCTGCGACTGCTGCTGTACCGGCTGCACGAATAGCGGCATCAGAGTCGCGCTTGGGCAAGAGGCCCGTATGATTGACATACTCCTGCATGATCGTGGCTTTAATGTCGCTATATTTAGGGGTTTTATACATTAGCCTGCTACCTGAACATTAATATGGGTGGTGACGGTACTACCATCAGTTGTCTTTAACGCAGCTTTTAGTTTCACGTATCCTTGTTCAGCTTGCTCGATTGCGACCGTAATATCGTTTAGATAATAGGCATCGCGTAACGGCTCTAAGGCCTGTTTGGCGTATTTAATAGCTTGACTACGCACTCGTGGCAAGTCTTTGCTACGTCTAAGCTTATACAGTTCGCTACCAAAGTCAGCATCATCAAAATATGATCCTTTGGGGGTGATCAAACGCAAATATGCCGCTTCAGCGAGAGCATATTGACCTTGCGTGGGCGGCGAATCAATACTAAGCAGCTTATAATCGCTAGTTTGTTGATCAAACTTAAACTTAAACATCATCAACCCCCAGATCTATCGGTATCATTAATACAGAAGGCGGTGATGTACCCTCCGCACTGTGGTTATGTTGGTTGTAAGTTTGACGCATCAGCTGCATGCTACTGGTACGGTCATAGATATCGCCCGCCGCATGAATATCACCATCCGTATATATATCTACATTGGTCTTCACCTTATCTTTACATAACCGTAGCTCAACACCATGCTGGTTATAGACCAAGGTTTCGCCATCTAGTACCTCTATAGCTACCGCGTCACGGCTACCGACAATTACAAAGTTACGGGCTTTACCAGACATCGGAAACATGATTACTTCAGCGTCTTTAGGTAGCCAGCTAGCAAAGCCAGCTTGCTGATACAGCGGCACATCATCAATAAGCTCACCACTTAACCCAAGTACCTGCAGGGCTTGATTGCCTGTGCGCTTGATTACGCCAACGATAGCTTGACGGACAACTGCAGCTTGCTTAAATGGGTTCATTTGACGTTTATTTCCTTATTAGGTCTGTGTGCTTGACAGGCTGCATCCAATCTTCACGTCGCTTTAGGTTCAGCTCAGTAATATGGCCGTCCACTCTTGAGAACTGTAGCGTACGGGCGTATATTACCCAGTCACCTTTAGCACGCGGTATCACATCACTATCAAAGCTTACCGCCCAGCCTGTCTGCCAAGGCTGCCCTTTATACATCCAACCTGATACTGATAGCGTTAGGTCTGTGGCGTTTAACCACGCATCAGCCATTGCCTTTTTGGCAAAGCGCTCAGCCTCCGCTTGAGTGTCAGAGCGGCTGTCACTAATAATATTATGACGCTTTACGGCAATGCGGCTATCTGTGACTTCCGCTTTGAAGTTCTTACCCTTGTTGTTTTGACCGATAATCTCAATGCTACTAAAAGCATTTGATACGTCATTTTGATAATCCGCTGCGAGCACATTATTTTGCTCGCGGCGCTCATCGCTATAGAGATAAAACTTCGGTTTAACTTTAGGCTGAAGAACATCAAATGGATTGCCAATCATCAACTCACCAGCAGCTGACATCCATACGTATTGACCACTAGCCTGAGCTGCTGCTGATAGTACATCCCAGATAGACTCGCCAATATCGACTCCCGTCTTACCCTTGAGCCAGTCTTGAGCCACATTGCCAATCTTAATAGGTAGACTAGCCAGATCGCCGCCAGTTACATAACGTTTAATCAGCTCAGACAAGCTTAGGTTAGTAGCGGCATCAATAGGGGCTGAGCAGTCCAATAACTGTCCAGCTAGATCCCGGCCAGATAAGTTTGTGATGAGTCCATTACGGCCCATACGCTGACTAATACGGTCTAGAATACCTGTCAGTACTGTCTCGCCATCACACGTCACCCGGCAAATATGACCAGCCGAAATATTGCTAGGCAGGGCATCATGCTCAGCGCCAAACCAACTAAAGCTAAAGGCATCTGCGGGTATGCCGATATCGCTATCAATAGTTATATCGTCCCAGGTATCACATTCAACGCCATCAATATGTAGGGCAATATTAGAGTTGTCTGATTTAAATAGCATAGGCGACAACTTGGGTCCCTGGCATAATATTAGAGGCATCAACTAAGCCACGATTCAAGCGAGATAGTTCAGTAGCGCGGTTATGATCACCATACAATTGATGGGCAATGAGCCGCCATGTACTTGGCACAGATATGGTTTGAGTAATCAGTGGTGGTCGGCTATTTATTACCGCATCTACCAGAGTTTGCAGCTGGGCAGCTGCTTTTTTTAGGTCTGCGATAACGGGGGTTATATCGATGTTAATAATAGGTAGGTTATGATCATTCTGGATTACTTCGTCATTACGTATCGTATCGATAGCAGCTTGAATGCTAGCGCGGGCCTCATCAGTAATAGCAACAAGGTCAATCGGAGTGAGAGTAGGACTGCGTTGCTCCGCCTCTAAGACAGTCAATAAACCACGACTGATCATAGCGGCTGGCAGTACTTGTCCAACGCGGCGCAGTGGTGCGACATCATTACTGTCAAACACATTACCGATACGTTTTATTTGGTTAAATAGCCTGCGCCAATTAGCCATAGGATCATAGCCGAGGGGCAGCATTTTAACGATGCTATCTACGTCACTGACAATACTACCCAGCCAATCAGGCGGACTTAATAGGTTGTCAATACGTACTAGATTGGTGCCGAGTGTCATGCGTATATCACGCAAATTAAACCTAATCTGTTCAGGGATGCTTCGCGCTTGGGCCACAGCGACCTCATTCGACATCGTATCGAGCTGCTCTTGATACTCGGCCATCTCTTGAGTGGGCTTTGACAAGATGAGGTTATCAGCCTGCTGCGTAGCAGTTGGCATCGGTTCAGGTTTAAAGTATTGAGTATGACGCTTAGGTTTGGCAATAATGAACTGCATCTCTACTGTGCAGCCATCCACAATGTCAGAATCATGCTTGACAGAATGACTGGCGCAGACAGCATTCACAGTACCAAACACAGGATGAACAAGCTCACCACTGCCTTGGGCTTCTAATGCGTCAATCAAAGCATCGAGTGTAGGCTCGTAGTCGTCACCGCTAAGCAGCGCTGTCATACTGATTTGTTTAGGATTATTACCCATATCAATAATAACGGCATCATCAGCGTAGGGCGCTTGATGTGTGGCTAGCGACTTGGCACGGCTATCATCGATACCGAAGTAGTCGAATGCGATACCTCGGAAGCTAGCGTCATATAAGGTGTGCTGCCATGCCATAGGGCGACTCAAGTAATTGGTTAATTATTGAGTTGATTATGGCTTAGATTAGGATTACCTAGTACAGGATAGAGTTCCGAAAAAAACCCTGCTCATATGGCAGGGTTTATTACTAGATAATAATCAAATATTATTTGTTAGCTGGCAAGTCAAACATTCCAAATAGATAAGGAGCATTTGTAGTTCCACCTATAGAGTTATCAAAGCTCAATCTACCTACGACAATTCCGCAAAATATCGCATTGGAGTTCGCCACCAAGTCACCAGTAGATCCAAAAGCAGTAAACCTATAAAAGTTCATATCGTAATCTGCTAGACCACCATTATAGAGAGGTTGTGACATACTTCTGTCAGTATCAATTTCTACAATATTACCGTTTACGCAAAGCCGTTTACCATACTCTGCAATTGGGTCTTTCATTACTTTACCGTAGGTTGTTTCTTCAATAGCATTCAACTCCTCCCAAGAAGCTCCTACTTTTTCGTTCCAGTTGATAAAAGGCCCTAATACCGCTGGAAATTCATTATAGTAATCCATTTGACTAGGCTTAAAAGCAGTAATTGCTGACTCTAGATTAGCGGGTTCATTTGAATGGTTTTCTTCAGCTTCAGCTTCAACTTCAGTAGAGTGATCTATAGTTGGCCCACTACTACTAGGAGTATCATTACTAGAACAAGCAAACAGGCCAAGACTCAATATTGTTATAATTGTAGAGTTTCTCATTTAATATCCTATAGTTGATATTTAGCAACATACCATAACATAATTAAATATCACCTTTGTGCCGTTTTTATCCTGTTATTTATAAGGCCCAAACTGACCACGCTTGGTTTTCTTTGATATCTCGTCCATGATATTCATCGCCACTGCCCGACCACCAATGGTGATTCGCGGTGGATGCACAGTGACCGTAGGCGGCGGCTTAGCGGCGATGGTTTGTAGCTGACCTATCATCTGTGCCTGCTGCGCTACTACCTGACTTTGTATCTGATTGGTTTGAGCCTGTTCATTAATCATTTGCTCTTGTTTAGCTTTGGCTTCTTGCTGCTCAGCAATCATTTGATCGTATTTTTCATTGGCTGCTTGCAGTTCTTGAGCGCCGTCATGACCAAATGCGGCCATGGTATTGGTAATAGCACGTTGTATTTTATCGCCGATAGGTGTCTCGTCTAGTTTATCACTTACCCAATTTCCGGCTTTATAGCCAACGTAAGCAGTAGCAGCTACTGCAGCTACCTTACCGCCTGCGCGAGCTGCACCAGCCCCCAGACGACCACCCCCCAGACCACCGCCACCCATTAAAGAGCCGACAGTACCCATAGCAGCAATACTAGCAAGCGCCACCCCAGCACCATAAGCCGCTTTAGACAGCTCTTCATGGTTCTGCATAAAGCCAGCCATCTCAGAGTTGAAAGTACTCAGTGCTCCATTCACATCTTTATAGAGGTTGTAGTTGATATTGAGCTGTTCTTGTTGCCGTTGCCGAGCGGTTGCCCATTCATCGTCTTTGAACAGCTCATAAAAATCGTTAACTGTGCCACTGGCGTTATCTAGACCTGACTTAATGCGCTTGTTTTCATCGCCACTACTGCTGACGGCTAGTGCTGCCATTAAAGCTTGACGGTCTGCAATGATGTTACCTAAGTTAGTACCTTGCATCATCTGAGTCATCTGCTCATACAATGCTTGTGCTTCTTTACCACTGGCATTGTCTGCTTGACTCTTAAGACTTTGATACTGGCTATTACCTTCAAGCTCACGTTCAAGTAATTTTACAAAGGCGTCAACTTGGTCAACTCCTTTTGCTTTTTGTATTTGTGCATAGGCTGCCCAGTCTAGGCCGCCACCTTTAACAGTTTTAGGATCACCAGGGCGCGGCGTTATATTCTTTTTTATTGACCTGCTAAACTCATTACTATTGAGCTTTTGTAGTAGATTGACGACATTGTTCCCCGCTTCATCTTCAGTACCAGCGGTCCGCATTGCTACCTGATTCATGGCTACAATCTTTTTAAAGCCTTCTAGGCCTCCATACCCTGCAGCTTTAGCAAGTGGTAATTGCTGACTCAGATAACGTGCCATCGTGTTGTATTCAAAGCCTCCAAGTTGCCCACCTGCTACCGCGATATCCTGACCTTGGGCGATATCTTCTTCAGATATACCGAAGTTTTTGAGTTGTAAAGTCACAGAAGCGGCGTCAATAGGGGAGGCCTCGGATACGAAAGAGGCGCGTTGAGTGGCTCCTAGTACCGCTTTGACAGAGGCCATATCGTACTCACCACTACCGATCAGCCGCTGCGCCGCTTCAATTGCTCCATCGCGGGTACCGCCACCTTGACGCACGGCTTCTTTTACTGAGTTACCAAGCTCAATTTTAACCAGTTTACGTTCAGCCACAGTCATATCCTGACCATACGTTGCTGTGCCAGCGGTACGAGCTAACTTCTCATCATACGTCCGTGCAGGATGGATCTGACTTTGCAGCACCATAGCCCCTGCAGCCACGCCACCAGCGACAGCGCCGACGTTGCCCATTCGACTAGTAAGTCTGTCAGACGTTCTCAGCTCATCATTAAGCCTACGTACCTCTTGACGCATGGCTCGATGCGCGCGGCGGATGTCGTTAGAGGTCGCATTAGCAGAGGCGCGCAGCCGTCGATAAGCCCGCTCCTGATTGCGAATCTCATCTCGGACTTGGCGCTGCGTCCTTAGTCCCAAGCGCTGCATATCATTGATCGTGCGCGTGTCACGGCGCTGCTGGTTAGCAATGCGGGTCAGCTCACGGCCAGCATTACCGCGCAGCAGTAGCCTGAGGACGACAGTATTGGTTGACATAGATTAACCTTTATTAAGTTGAGACTTTCGATGTCGGGCGACGAGTTTGCAGCTGGGGTTGGGGCTGGCCGTATTGACCAGTGATTTTGGCAGAGGGACGCCAGCAGGTTGAGAGTCGTGTTTAGATTTAGTGCTATTAGGCGGACTACCAAGCATATCTAACGCCATACCGACGGGCATATCCCACGCCTCGCGGTAGGGTACGCCAGCCTTGATGAGCAGGCCGACTAGGCGGACGTGGTTGCTTGTCTTTGCTCTTTTTTTTCCAGTCGCATCCGTGCCTGTTCAATCTCGCGGCCATCTTGGCGGCTGCATCCGGCCAGCTCGTCATAGCTTAAGCAGCGGCCAAGAGCGGGTACATGAGTCATACAAGCCAGATCGACAAGAGCCTGCAAGTCGGTCTCGCGGGCCTTGAATGACGCCTCGTAGCTCTCACCCAGCGTGATAGGCCGTAGCTCAACCTCCTTGTGCCGAGTATCGTCGATTAGGATTCCGACAGGCAGTTTGATAGCCTCTACCAATGGAGTTTGCGCGCTGTTATCAGGTTTAGCTTTTGGCATATTAATGTCCTTACGTACCATTATTTAGGGTTGATTTTTAAAGGGGTTCAGCCAATGGCCTATTGAGCATATTTAGCCAGTTAAGACGTGGCCTCGCCGTCCTCAATGATGCGATCAAGCGCAAACATCTCGATAGTCCGCGTGGCCTCGCCGTCCAGCTTATAGCTCTCTGAGACATCGGTGGCCTCGCAGCCTGTATAAGTAGTTCGGTGACCACCGTCCAGCGACTCGACGGTGACGCGGCCATCTTCGATGTTCGCCCAGTCAATATCTCCGGATTCGGGTATGATCACCTCAAGCGATAAAGTGATCGAGCTTGTCGTTTTGGTCTTTTTACGAGTCTTACCTTGTCGGTTCATGGTGGCCACGGGCTTTTTACCCGTTACAAACTTAGGGCTAACACTAGCGCAGTCATACTCCACGCCATCCACGGTCAGTACAATGGTACCGACGACATCTGCATCACTCATAATCCAATCCTTACTATTGATAGTTGTTTATAATTAGGGCTTTAGCCTAAGACTTATTACATATCTACTTAGTACACATCTAATATCGTGTTAATGACGTGCATACCTCGTACCCTGAGTCGCGTTTAAAAAAAGCACTGCTTTTTTAGCGCCACAAGGGAAATCCTTTAAATAGGATTTCCAAAAGGTCTAATAAACATCCAACGTTGTGTTAATGACGTGCATACCTCGTACCCTGAGTCGCGTTTAAAAAAAGCACTGCTTTTTTAGCGCCGCAAGGGAAATCCTTTAAATAGGATTTCCAAAAGGTCTAATAAACATCCAACGTTGTGTTAATGACGTGCATACCTCGTACCCAATGAGACGGTATCCGCGCATCAACCGCCGTCTTATCCAGCTTGCTCTGCACCACCGTCAGCTCATCTTTAGTTGCTTTGACGTGTTCAAGAATCTCAGCATCGTTCATCTTTAAGCAGCGGTCGAGAAACAGACTACGCAGATTGCGCCGTGCAGCCGCCGTATTTTTGCGGCGCGGGTTCGCGGCAGCGGCAGCTCGAAGGTCACGGCGCACATAACGCAGTATCAAAGCTGCATTGATATCTAGCAGTAAATCATCAGCTTGGCCGGTGACGGGGTTGATTTGATAAGTACTGATTAACCGTACGATTTCAGGCTTATTATCATGACCAACATCGACCATCGCTATGCCAGCATGCAAGGCCTGTTCAATACGGGTTTTAGTCAGTCGGCTACTGCCATCAACTACAGGTAGATTGGGTAGCTTACAACCGTTAAAGGGTAGAGCTGGATCGGCTTCACTGGCAATTGTTGCTGCGACGCCAGCTGCTAGCTCAGGTTCAAAGCCTACCGCACCGTGATAGCACACTGCTACGATGCGATAGCAGCTTTTGACAGCAGGGTAGGCGGCAAAGGCAGTTGCCTCGTCTACGTCGGTAAAAGGTACGATTAAGATCGCATCTTTTTGTTCAGTTTTTGATGATACAAAGTCTAGGTGTTCAACCCAGTCATTGGCATCAGCCTCTGAGCTAATGGGTGCGTCGAGTACGATGATGCTGTGGCCAGAAGCGACCAGATTAGTTTTTATAGGCATTTTATGCTCCGGTTGTTATGTTACTCATTAAATTTTTATCAGCTTTCCATTCAAGCTTGCATATCGCCTTGTTTAAAGATTGCATTATTACTATTAGTTGAAAGCTCACAAGCTCTATCAAACTTTTGCAAGCTACCTGTTGACAGATCATCTAGTACAATTACTTTATAGCCTGCATTTAGTAGAGCCAGCAAAGTATGAGAACCGATATAACCACAGCCACCTGTTAATAAAATCATCTCACACCTGCTGTATTATCAATTGGCTTATACTGACAGCGTAGCTGCTTGGCCTTAGCGCCTGCTTGTATACAGCGTCTAATAAAATCTCCATCATCCGACCTGCCTTTATCTCTATATCGTACTTTAATATAAAGAGTATGATGCACGCCGATTCTGCCGCTGCGACCGTCCGGCTGCCATTCTGATTGCTTTGTGATCAATATCTCATCTTTTTTAAGCGAGAATAGGGTTGCCTGCAAATCATTATCAATAAAGTTGTCAGCATCGAGATTAAACAGCACTCTGCCAGTTGCCATTTTATGAGCTAAGTCTTTGACATAACCGCAGGACCATCGCGAGCCATCGGCAAATACCTTATTCTCAATATGAGTCTTAACTCTTAGTCGACCATCTTCTATGTAGTCAGCATAGTTATCACGTAGATAATGCTCAGTCTCATCATCGTTATAAGCAAGTATACAAAGTTCAACTTGACCAGTTTTAGTATAAGCAAGGTTGTGGGCTATAGTTTGCTTAAGCTGCCAAAGCCGCTTATGACAAGTTGTGCAGTAAGAGATTCGCATTATGCGCTACGTTGTATCTTGAAGATGATGGTGCCGTCGTCAGTGATAAAACCATCATAAATTTCGTCTGAATATAGTTTTTGCTCATCGCTTGGATACATTTTGATCAGCATAAGCTCGTTATTGCCGGCTGCTGGATCGATATACAATCCGCCGTCGCTGTCAGTATAGAGAGTAACTAAATGACTGATCTCATCGTGCATCTGTGTCAAATCATGTGACTTATCAGCGTTAAACATAACGCCGTTTATCTCTAATGCAAAATAAGCGGAAGTATTATTGCTTGTGTAATCATTTTCTTGTTTAAAGTTTTTAATCCAAACTGAAGTGTTTATCACGAGCGCGTCATAATCAGTGTCTGTTGATTGACGATCATTAACACTACTTACTTTCCCACCACGTTTACGCGCACCTCCTGCGATACATTGACCGCCGCTGTTATCATACGTCCTGCGTTAGAGTTGTCACCGCATAGTGCATCAGCGCTGGCAGTATCATAGATAGCCGTTGGCGCAGCTGGCGCGGCGGGGTCGCTCACCACCATCACCATCGTATGATTTTGGCTCGGCAGCCCTGTGCGTTGGGTTTGCGTGTTGATCTCAGTATAAGTACCCGGTGTACGTTGCATAAAATTATCCTTATAGGTTTAAAGCGATCTGATCAGCGGCAAGATGATGCTCATCATCGCTGCCCGCATCATAGATATAATCCACATTAATGGTGTTAAGCCAAGGTGTATCCGCCTCTCGGTCAGGGTTATTTAAAGTGGCGCTGGTGATAAAGTCATAGGCCATAACAGATACGACCTGGCCCTTAGTTTTAGAGTTAAACAGGACACTGATTTCACCAGCTTCCATCGGGTCGATGGAGAGTCCAAGATTGCTTCCGAGTAGCGCGTGCTCGACCAGTGCTATCAACTGATAGCTACCGATGCTCAGCATAGTGCCATCAGCTTTAAACGCCCCTTGACGGCTGCTCTCTTCATTGCGCCCAGAGTTGGCCGCGACCAGTACGGTAAAGACATATTCACGCACACGCTTTTTAGCTCCTACCTTTTTAGGCTTACCAGAGCTTTTGAAGGTGACCCAAATGGCAGGGAAGCTTGCGACCACTTGCGCAAACGCATCAGGCGACTCGGCATCAAAGTCCCCGGCATAGCTTTTGATACAGCGGACGAAGCCGCCCCCATGAGAGCTGTTATAGTCATGCAGCGTGTCTTTAGTGCCCTGTTCTATCTCTGCTAGCATAGGTGCGCCCTTTTACTGCCTAATAGTCTAATATTGCGAATTGCCAAATACACTAGGGCGGCCACTGGTCATCTGAGCTAGATTAATACTGGGCGCAGCCTCGGTCTGCGCCGATCCTGCACCAATACCAATCTCACCTTTATTGACCGCTTTCAGGTTTTTCACCGCCATCTCGTAGCGCTTCTCATCGCGATCACTAACCCGAGCATTACCGAGAGCCACATGATAGCGAGCCACATCGCAGGCCATCATCTGCACAAATGGCGACTTAAGCACCGTCGGTACATGTAGCTGCTTGGCCAGATAAGCGTCGACCTCAGAGTTTGCCGATTTGATAGCCGCCTGTAGCTTGACCACATTAATCTCACCCGTGTACGGTGCTTCAGTATCGGTAATCTCTACCAAATCCTCAGTGCCGCATCGGGTGATCATCGCCTCGACTGTAGCGTAGGTATTGCTGGTGTTAACATTAAGGCTACTGCTATCATTCATCGGTCGAGTATCCTTTTCGGGTTATCGGGCATCGAGTTATCGAGTCAAGTCTTTAAGCGGTTAGGTAGGGCGTAGGTCAGCCTTGACCTTTGAGCATCAACTGCCAGAAGCCATAACCTGCACCGTATCGAGCTTCCGCGCCGAACTTATAAGCACCGCGCATGAATACATCTGGCGCATTGAGGTCCGTTTGAGCGACAAACACGGGCTTCTTACGCTCTTGTAAGATAAGCGCTTTGACTGGCATTGACGTATCTTCTAAGTACCACTCGCCTGCAGGGATTTCACTGATGACCAATAGCTCAGCCGAGCCTTTATAGATATTTTGATCGCCATTTTCCAGTCTGTCAGCAGTCACTAGCGTGCGAGCAGTGTCCTCTAGGTCTGGACCGACGATCAGCAAGTTAGGTTTTACTTTTAGCTTACGGTCAAACTCATCAGCATAATTTTGCATGATGGTGCGGCCAATACCAAAGCCTGCTTTAGCAGCTTCGAGGGACGCGGCTGACAATGGCTTATTAAGTAGGTTACTAACAAATGCTGGTTTACCCTTTACCGTGACAGGATGTTTAGCACCAAAGAATGGCGTACCGTCATAGCATTTATTCTTATCGCCATCGACGATCAATTTTGCGGTCATCTCATCAGGCAATTGCTTAGCTGACCAACCTGCTTGCTGAGCCAGATTGTTGTACTGACCAATATTGTCGTCTTCGATATCGTTTCGCTGAACTTCGACCGTTACCTCGAAGTCATCATTGACGATGGTGTAGCCCTGCTTAGACAGTTTGTGCACCACTTTATCGCCGATCCATTCGCGCATACGCGGGAACTTCGACAGCCAAGCATACGTCTCTTGACTGTTTGAGCTAGGTACCGTCATTGCTACTTTACTGTGAAATGACTCGGTTTTATTAAACGTATCGTTATAGACTTTCTTTAAGCCCGCCGCGATGGTGTTTAGCACAGGTCCAGTTACGATCATGGGATGTCCTTATAAATAATTTAATCTGATTAGTGTTTAGATGCTGCGTTTATTAGCCTAGTAGCTTAAGAGAGTAGCTCAGGTTAGCTTAAGGCGCTGCGATATCAATCATGCCAAGGGGCGTGCCGCCGATCTCTACCCACACTTTGCTACTGTTATAGTCCATGCCCATCATTACCCCGGCAGCCAGTTTAGGCCCAGAGCCTTGGGTGACTTTACCAACCGTATTTTTACCCGTTAGTACCACTACCGAGCCAAAGTCTGCTTGAGTCACAGGCTGCTCTGGGTCATTTTCCAGTAGATACTGACGGTTACGCGTGACAGTGATATACATACCATCATCAGCCAGCTCATTCGTGTCTAGCGTATGTTCGGCTCGGCCGATTAAGTTAATAGCATCATCATCAGAGGCAGGGACAGCAAAGCCATCGGCATTGACCGCCACCAGCTCGCCTTCTTCTATAACCATAGTCATGGCGGATGCGATAGCGAGTGGAATCGCGATACCTTCTCGGTAGGGTGTGTTTAGCATGTTGTATCCTTTGATCTACAAGTTATTAATTTAGGATTAAATAGAGAGCCGACTTCGTTAGCCGTTTTAGACTTCAGCGTTTAGCTGAGCGAGCATATCGGTCTCAGAGATACCCATGCCTGCGGCCACTGCTTTTTGCTCTACCGATAGCGCCGCGATTTTTGAGTTCCCATGAGACGCTGGGTCTGGCTTACCATCGGTTTGACTCTGGGTTAATGCCACCATGCGAGGCACACCCTCTAGATACTTAGCAAAGCCATCTGGGTCTTGCTTGGCGTAGGACGTTGCCCACTCTTGCTGCGCGGGTAGCAGGCGACCATCAGACAGAGCGGTTGTAATAAGCTGCTTAGCAGGGTCAACTTGATTGCCTTGTAATGTGACAATCTGCTGATTGAGCGCCGCTACGGTATTATTCATCGTAGCAATAGGCACATACTTAGCAGGGTCAGGCGTGGTATTGATGCTAGTCAGTACTGTAGACAGAGCAGCCAGCGGTTTATCCGCGTCTACTTCGACATCCGCATCAGCAGCAGCGGCTTTAATTTTATCCAGCTCACCGTTTAGTGCCTCGGCCGCTTGCTCTTCTGTGGTGTCGGCGCTTAAGCCGAGTTGGGCGATGATGAGTTTTAATAATGGCTTCATAGGGTTGTCCTGATTATTGGATGGGTTTAAAGAAGTAGATAATTTAGACAGCGGCGCGATTAGCTTTTGCGATAGCGCCGTCAGCTCATCGAGTGTCAATAGAGCAGGCTGATTGGTAATCGCGACATTAAGCACCCCAGTGACGTTGCCGTCTGTGTCATAAGCGATTACAGGCGACTTATAGCGGTATTCGCGGTCAGCGATGGCTCGGGTTGCTTTTGCCGTCCAGCTCGGTGATTTATTACACAGTCCGATGCCATCTACGTACTCAAACTGACCTGCGGACAGCCAACCAGCCGCAGGTGCGGGTTTGCCGTTTTGCTCTTTGTATAGTGTCTGGTGCTCGTAGTCGATGACCATATCAGTCGGTAGCGCATTTAGAGCCTCTGCCAGTGATTTTCCATTGACAGCGTCTAGCTTCCAGCTACCACATTCAGTAGGTCTGCCATCTCGCGCTCGTGTCTCGCCCTCAGGGAATACCAAAAAGCTCCCCTCAGGGACGGCACTAGAGGTAGCAATCTCTAATGACAAGGCTGCGATATAAGGCTGCTGATATGACGAATTTTTCGGCTGACTATTGTCCGCTGGTTGACTCATTCTTATCTCTTAAAGTTATATCTAGTAAAAGTTGGTATCGTGGTTATAATGGTTATTAGGCGAAATTCACATAACGTCCCCCTATGCTTTGCAATCTTAATTAACGCTTGTTTGCGAGTCAGATATTCCGTTAAGATGACCTCATCATCTCAATATCGACTTGATTGATGCACAGGGCGCAGTTCCGATATTTAATAGTCATAGATTTCGTTATAAACTGAAGACACAAAAAAACGCCCTTCTAAGGGCGTTTAATCTTTAAGTCAGGTATTGACCGCATTTTATTCTTAGCGTCCAAATATGAGCAATCTAACAGGGGTCTAACGCTATTAATACACTGTGCCGTGACCCTAGTTGTCTATCTACTCATAATCTATCCGCTAAACCTACCTTGCAAATACAGCAGCACCACCTCGCTAATGCCATGAGCCGCCTCATCTTGTAAGCTGCCTTGGTTATCTATTGGCAGATAAGGCCGAGCAGGGACATATATCTTACGGCCGATACCAGCCCAGCCGCCGAATTGATGGATGGCCGCGTACTTGCTCGCTTGATTGCCACCGCCTGCACTGATAGAAGCACTATCAGCAGTGCTGAATTTCTGCACGCTGTTATAGAGCGAGTGTGTGCGGCGCAGTATGCCATCGGTGCTGATGCCTCGGCGCTTATAGTCTGTTATGGTTGCAGGCGATAGTGGTCGCCAGCGCGGCCTTCCCATCGACCTGTAGTTCTGCTGAGTTTGGGACAGCAACTGAGTAGCGATAATATTGGTCAGCGGCGCAGTATCAGTTAAGCCACGCGCTGCCTGATTGAGCACTCGCTGCAATTGATCAGTGATTAGGATTGGGGTTGGCATCGCAGTCTCTTTAGTTAACGGTCATTTTTTTTAACAGTACTACTTGCAATTACCTTTAATTGACGTTATTTTTAACTTGACACTGTGTACTCAACAGGAATGAGGTCTGGTTATTTATAACCGTCTAATGCGGGTTCGAGTCCCGTCCAGTGTCATCTTTTTTAGTCACTGTCAGCAAGATAAGTGTAGTTATTGCCTTTTTTGACATTACTTACAGTATCGACCACGATAGTTCGTATCACATTGCCTACATAATTCTGTTTTGCATCCACCGCATCACGTCCTTTGATACGCTTGCCGATCTGCACTAGCATCTTATATTTGCCACCTTCGACATCGAACACCAGCACCGGATACTGATTAATATTGTCCCAGTACAGCGCGTGTTTGCCAGCCAAATGCTGCACTATATTAGCGACCCACTCAGGGTTGTGGTTTTTGTGCGCGCGGCTTAAATGCTGCAAAGTAATCCGATCATGCAAGGTAATGACGGCACTATCTAACTGGATACCACGCTCATTGATAATTGGTATAAACTTGGGAGCAACGACGCCCACGTGGCGAAATTCGCCCTTGGGCCGTTGCGGGTCTACCGACTTTACCCACTCTTTAACATCGTTATTAAAACGGCTCAGTACCGATTGACGCGTTAATACGGCTGTCATACTATTCGCACCCAGCAGTGCAGGGACTTGTGCTGCCTTGTCTAGCATCGGCTGTATCGGTAATGCGTCACCGGCGTGCACCCAGCCTGGGTCAGTGCGGTAGACAGGCTGTCCTGGCAATCTTAGGATATTGACCGGAGCCTCATAAGCGCCATTGCCCCCTTGCACGGTGAAGATTTCGGTGCTCACATACTCGCTAATGTCCTCATGCAATACTGCCCCTTCATTGTCGATATATTGCTGCGCTTGCTTAGCGGTTAGCAATATCTCATCACAGCGGCAATTCCAAGCTTTACGCGGTTTGATCGACTGATAGTATGGGTCGGCTCGGCGGAATATCTTATTGTGCAGCGCTCGATGGCTTGGGCGACAGCGTTTATCTTGACGCGTTATCCAGATAGCATAGGGATAGATATCGTAGTCGCCGTGGTGCTCGCGGGCCTTATAATAAGCTTGATTGATATTGGTGTTGTAGATGGTCTTGAGACGGTGATCACTGCCGAGCTGCACGGTCTTAGATGTGCCGTCATCCATCAACATCTCTTTTTTGCCCCACCAGCCTTTATCTTGCAGCATAGGCTTGACAGTATCGCGCCAGTCAGTAAACGACATGTTTTCTTCCATCGCTGTGACCAGCGAGCGCTGCACCTGTGCTGTTATGTCTAGGTCGGTCATCTTAGCGACCACAAACGCATGATCATGAGCGCGGCCCTTGACCTCAGCATAGTCGATACTGGCCTTAGGTTTTTTAGACTGAAGATACTCAATCGCTGCGTCAGCTCGACGGTTAAACATATTGCTAAGGTTGATGTTAGAGTCGCTACCGCCAGTCGGTTTAGATTGTGGCATCGACTACCCCTTATTTACTTTATCTAACGGCTCCAGCGGTTGCTGATGCAGCGCTCCCCACAGACCAGCAGCAGTCATATACTGCTCAAGGCTCTCGGCTAGCGCATCTACTGCCGCGCTAGGCTCAGCGCTTGACAGTATTGCCAGTGCCTCATCGTAGCCAGTAGCCGCATCTAATTTATCGACTACCGATTGCCCCAGTCGCTGGCTCATCAGCTCTATATGATCTTTAATGGCCTCATCATCAGCGGCGTCATCAAGCTGCTGTTCGGCGGCCTGCGATTGCGAGGCCATACTACCAAGTGCGTTATGCGCCATCTGCGCTGTCAGTGCGGCTTGATAGCTCAAAGCTTCAGGTTTGGTATTGACGATAGTTGTCGACACAATAGCCTCATCAATCCCTGCGACTGGGATACCCAGCTTGCCGTGCAGCCACTCAGCGCCGATTCGCATACCTTGGACACCAGCGAGCTTAGGAATAGCCTCAGCAAAGGTGGTGATATCTTCAGGCTCGGACAAGTCAAAGACAAACTTGGGATAGCGTCTCGGGTGTACATTTGGAAAGTTGATGCGCATGAGTGGTGCTACAAGGTCGCGGCTAAAGCTTGTCGCCAGCTGCCGTGCATCACTATCGCGGATCTCAAGGCGAGCGACCTCATGGATATTACCGAGCGCATTGGTACTAGACTTACCATCGGCTTGAGTCGTTAGCGTGCCGCCCAAGATGGCTTTGGACTGCGTCATCTCACACCACTTGATCATCGACTCAAAGGGGTCGCTTGTGCCTTTAGCGGCCTCTTTAAAGTCGATTTGCATACCTTGGGGTATGATGCCCGCCGCGCGGTGACCGATGTCCATCACGGCCCGCAATAGCGTGTATTTCTCGCTTTGGGTTGCGCCAGATGGATAAGTACCGAGACGCAGCGGCAACCCGTAAATCTCCAAGAACTCAGCCAGATCACGCACTGAGTAGTTTTTAAACACATACGGCCACGCTAAGATGCGATGAAGTCCACCGCGTACTAGATAGCCTGACTTAGCTTTATGGGTGTGCATCAGCCACTTGTTATTCCATAGTGGCTCGGGGTCATTGATGCCGTTGGCCAGCATCAGCGTTCGATTGTCCGATGCAATAGCGAAGCGTTGCGGCACTTGAAATTCCAGTGATTCAATATACCAAGTACTGTCGTCGCGCACCCAGCTGATTTCTTGACCACTAAAGCCTTTGCCGATAGCATCTAGCGCATCTTTAATCACAATGTCAAAGTCACCGATCGCGCGCATTAGCTTCTGAATGACCGCCGCTTGGGTTTTTTCAGCTGCACTCGCATCCTCAGGTGGTGCGACATACCAGTCTAGACTCAGTAGCGTCCGTTTGCGCTTGTCCAGCTCAGCAAAGATATGACCGTCGCGCTCCTCCATGTCCTCAAACAGCGCCAGCATGTCATTCATACTACCTGACTCAGCGCCAGTCAGTAGTTGGTGCAGCTTAGCAGGTGTTAGGCCCACCGCTGGATGTGTTAGCTCGGGTCGCTCCCAGACGTGCGCGCGCTCATCGGTCTCTGCTATTTGCGAACCAGTGAGATTCTTAAGCTGTGTTTTGACCATTGGGTTACCAATGATAAGGCCAGACGCTTGCTTAAGCGCTGCTGTAGCTTGCGATAGTGATGTAAAAAAAGACATAGACGCCTAGCACCATAATGATTATTTGAGATATCACTCATTATTGCGCGATGGCCGTAGGGTAGGGAGGAGGGGTGAGTTCCGATGATGCAAAGACATAGTTAGTAACTAGCTCGCAGTGGCTAAAGCGTGAGCCGTATATTGTGCTGGTAACGTGGGCAAGTAGCTGCAGTAGCTGCTATGTAAAATACTAGGTAAGCTTTAGATTGGCTCATCAGGCCTGCTTATATCATTAATATCTGGCTCAGGCGTGGCGTCTTTTTTAACTTGATATGCCATCTCGCTATTCAAAAATAATAAAATTTGCTGGTACATATTCCCACGTTTTATCTTGCCAAGTACGCTGCCATCTAAATCAACCAGCTCAACCAACTCATCATATTCGTCAGCTGGCGTCGGGGAGTTACTGACTAAATTACCTATATCAGTTTTGACATAGTCGCCATTGCTGTATTAGTGATACGTTCAAGCGAAAACATTGCTGATTTCACACCATCTTTTGGATTGCGTAAAATTATGCGGCATTAGCTTACCTCCTCATCTATATAAATAGTTACAGTAGCGCCATCTAACCCAACAGCATCAGCGCCTTTTTTAATAATAATATTGGAGTCGTCTGACTCGACTGTAAATTGATATGCGGGTCGCACATCGTTTTGATAATATGTCACGGCATCGGTAACTGCTTTGACTGACAACTCTGCGATGTTTGTGACACCATGTGCTGCGGTAATCGTGCTAGAGCCACTACTAAATGTTTTATCTTCTAGCTTACGCCATGCTCGATTATAGCTTGCATTGCCAGCGGTGATTGATGTTACCGGTAACCTACCAGATAAGTCGGTAGTAACTATTTTTTTGTCATCACCGACTATGTTTTCTGCTGTAATTTCTGAAAAGTAAACTCCAGATATTAATGTCTGGTCTGTCTTATTACCGCCGTAGTTTAATAAGGCACCAATTTTTATATAAGCTGTACCGGGAGGAAACTGATTCGACGTCGCGAGAGGGCTTTTATTAATCGATCCGACTATTCCATAGCCCTTTATCCATTTATTTGGAATCGGCGTACCGACTATATTTGATGGATAAAAATACCTACCACCAGCTAGAGTGTATGTACTTATTACTGTACCGGCAGGCCAACTACCGTCATTGGTTTCAGGGTTGTACAGATCCCAGGGTGTATTTAGTAATATTGTATTATCATCATCATCGATATTGTCGTTATCGTATAGCGGTGTATAGCTACGAGTAATATTTCGAGTATATGTTGCCGCCGGCCATGCATACCCCTTACTGTTGACATATCTGTGTATTTTTATATTTCTTCTCGCGGCCTCAGAATTACGCCATCCATTTACTGACTCTAGATGTATGACAGTGTCTTGAGGTTTCAGCGGTGCAACTAATGTAGTCACAGTCTCGGCATGGTATGTGTAATGATATGGAGCTATGCGAAGCTTATCTATATCGTACGCAACAATCCCAATGTACGCTCTTGGTCCATCACCATTGATTGCTTTTAGTGACATCTCTACTTTATAGTACTTGTCAGCTATCACTGGTATAAACTCATCTGTTGTTGTAGTCCAAGAGTGGCGTCCGGTATGTAAAAAACTCCCGCCGCCTACATAAGTATCTTGAGGATAAAATTCAAAACTAGCAAAATTATAGTTATTGTTCATCAGTCCAGTACCGTTAGTCACAAGATTCATCCCGCGACTTTGCACGGCTAATGAGCTGTAAGTCTCATCAGAGGGCATGACTTGCCCATCTGCAGTGCCGACATCTTTAAAAGCCGCTGTGCCAAGCCTGGTCATCACCTCCTGCAAGCCTTTGATGTCATTGCCGATGGCAACAGCAAGTCGTTTTATCTCATTAAGCCGAGACACTATTACGCTCCCGTTTTCGCAGTATTGTAACCAGCCACGAAGTCATAATCAGGATTGCCGATGCCTAGATTGTTGCAGCCTTGTTGTTTTTCGGCAGTGGTAAAGGTCTGCGCTGCATCAACGCGCACCCGCTTGGCCATACCTCTTGCAATCTCAGTAGCAAAGTTTGGGTTGTTGCCCAGCACATCCGCAAGCTCGCCTAGGGTGTCTAAGGCTGCACCTGCGTCACCTGTCAGCTCATTCTTAAGCTCATTTCTAGCCTCAAGAATGGCATCGTAAACTTTATCAGCAGACCAGACGACAGTAGTCGCGCCATTGGTAGCGGAGTCGTCAATCTTAGCGCCGCTTGACTGACTTGCAAGTTCACGGACTTCGTTAATTGCTACAACCAGATTTTCTTTAGCCGCCGTGGTTAGTTCTGTTAAATCTCCGTCAGCTTCTATTAGAGCTTTAACATCGCCCCCAATGGATTTGGCAAGGGCGATAATGCGTTGATTGAGTGTCATGAAGTTATCCTTTAGCTAGTAAATAATGAGCTATAAAGTCAGCATCTTTTACGTCAGTCGGTGTAGCCACCAGCTTGCCGTCGGTGCCGACGTATAGAGTGTTTGGTATGTCATTGCTAATAAGCTCAGACGGTCTTAGGGCCACAGGCACGAACTTACCCATCTTGATTGACGTTTTACCCAAAACCTGTAGGCTACCTGTGAGTGGGGAATGCTTTTTTACAGTCAGTATTAGCTTGGCCATATCGGCTCCTTAGCACGATCTTAACGGGGTCTTAGCGCGGGACAGTCACACCATTGATGATATTGAGTTTAAAGGTCTCGCTGGCGATACGCCGATTGTCTCGCTCAAATAATACGTCGCTTTTATAGGTGCCAGGCGGATACCAGTCTTTAGTCGGTACTAGCATAAAGCGACCATTAACAGCATCTATCATCTCGACCGCAAACTGATCAACACGCGTATTGCCCATAGAGAGCAGGTCAGCAGTGATATCAATGTTCTCTAAGCTAATAGGTGCATCATCGTTTTCATCGTCGACATACTCGCAGTCGATGTAGACGGACTCGTATTCTTTAAACTCAATTTTGTCTGTGTTAAAGTGCATAGATGTTCCATAATTTGATTAATGCGAATGACTGCGAATGACGACTACCAGCCGTCATGACCACCACGGCCTACATATTCTCCACCGAAGCCGATTAAATCATCCCACGCCTCACGCATCTCATGGCTTATCTCATTAGAGCTGATAGGCACAGGCATCCACTCCATTTCAGGTGTGGGGCTTTTACTGGCATAGTCGCAGAGTAGATGGGCGATACCACTATCGCCGTGGCGCTTGCTACCAGTTGAGCTAGTGGTGCGCTTAGCTGGTATCCGTGCCACGCCCTTAATCTTAGTAAATAATAGATGGTCGTCACGGATATCACGATCAGCCGGCATATCTTCAATCGTGCCATCGGTCAGACAAGCGCCAAAGTGCGGCGTATGCTCGGCATACCAGCCCTCGCTTAGCTTGACCGCATCGATGCGATGCGCGCCAAACTTCACTTGCAGCGCCTCAGCCAGATACTCACCATTCCCGCCCGCATCATTTGCGCCCTGGTTAAACCTTGGCACTCGCTCGATGACATGGATACAGATGCGCTCTTGTTGTTTATACGGCGTCTTTTCCATCTCTAGTACAAACGGACAATAGCGAGCTAAATTCAGCTTTTGCGCCTGCCACCACATCACACAGGCATCACGGTGACGGGCAAAGTCCAGCCCGTAATAATGCGCGTGGGTTGCGTCAAGCATAGACAGCACAGGGTCGGCTTTAGCGTCAAGCCACTCATCAACATGCACATTTCTAGCGTCTTCAGTCCAGGTCTCAAAGCCTTTAGGAGCCACAAAGCGGATCACAGGCCGCTCGTCATTTTGCAGCTTCTCAAGCTGTCCCATCGTCAGCCAGCGGCCAGAGCCTTGGGCAGGTATCACGTCCAGCTCTTCTTCAGCATCATCCCCATAGAACTTATAGACCTCAGCCATCCAAGCGGCCTCCTCTACAGGATCGTAAGGAATGCCACGGCGCAGACACACGCGTTGATACAACCCTTGCTCGACCGCCTCGCGAAAGGTGGTCTTATGCACCGTGCCGCTACGCTTACCCGCTCGTACCTCAGTGATTAGGTCATTAAAAGCGTTCTCATCTCCGTTATGGGTAGAGATAATCCGGACTTTACCGCCCCAGATTAGTAGTGCCAATGCTGCTTTGATTAAGCCTGCAAGATCCTCGTGAAAGGCCGCTTCATCGAGGACCACGATACCCTGCTTACCACGTAAGTTGGAGGGACGAGACGATAGGGCGGTAATCCGGTGTTTAGAATTAGGAAAACGGATTGTATACATCTTGATTTGTTTATCACCATCCTCCCATAGTCCTTCCTTAATCTCACTCGCCGCATGATTGTATGAGCGCGCCCACATCGCGCATGCTTCGATAAACTCCATGGTCATATCTTGGTTATAACCGACGTAATAAACGTTCTGGCCGCCAGCCGATTTATCTGCTGCGGCAATCAATGCATCATCTGAGGCTTCAGCCCACGTGATACCAATACGCCGCGACTTCTCGGCTATTTTTAACTGGCTATCATCAGCGATCCAAGCTTGTTGATAGGTCAGCAGTACCGCTGGCGCAGGCAGGTTAGGGGTAGACTCAAGGAGGGGCGGACTTTTTATCTGACTCATTAATCTGCGATTCCTAAGATAGCGCGCCGAATCTCTTGTACGGTGTCACCAGACAGCCCGCCTTTTTGCGCGATATCGGTTACCGCCTCAGCGGCTCTTTCCGCCTTATCGCGCACTTCAACCTGCCACTTTTTCTGGTTGACGGCAGCTTTTGATAGCTCCGACACGCCTTTACCTATCTTAGCTAATGCCGCCATGCGCTCTAACGGCTTACCGTCGTCATCGAGCTGTTGCAGCTGCACGAGGGCATTAAAAAACTCAGACTGCATCATGGTAATGACAGATGACGATAGCGCCCCTGCATCATCAGGATTTCGCTCCGCCATATAGATGGCGGCTTGCGTAGATAGGCTCACGGCCTGAATTTTCTGCTCATGCTTTTTGCCAAATCGGTGCACGCTGGACTTGCTGATCTCATAGCCAAGCTGGGTCAGCCAATCTGTCAGCTCTTGATAGTTTTGGAAGCCTGAGTCCTCAAGTCGAGCTTTGAGTAGTTCAAGATGCTCAGGGGTCAGTTGGTCGATAGCGCTTTCACGTCCCATGATTAACCCCAGTACTTCTCTGGCCGTGCGATACCAGCATGGCAATCAGCGGTATACTCCACCACGTCCACACCAATGCTGCTAAGGCAGCCATGCCAGTGACCAGTAGGGTACTTAGAGATTTCTACCAGATTGAGGCCGTCCAGATAATCCAGCTGGGTGTGCAGCTCTTTGGGGGTAGCATCAGGATAGATACAGCGCACCACATCGAGCAGCAAGGTATCTATTGCACCTAGCGGCCGCGCTTTATCTAGGGCGTTCAATAGGTGCCAGCGCATACCCTCACGGCGTGCTTTCAATATGTCCATTAATTTCTGCCTTCCACTTTCAGATTAGTGATCAAATTTTGTACGGCATCCAGCTTGGCTTCTACCACAGTAAATGAGCGTATAAAATCTTCTTTAGCGACATAGTCACGTGGCAGTTCGCCCTTTAATATTAGTACCTCGCGGTCTAATTTGCGGATGGCTTCTGATTCGCGGCTCATCTGGTTTGACAGTTTGCTAAGCTCATCTTTTAGTCCGTCGTCCCGCTCTTTTAATACAGTCTCAAAGCGGCTAAAAAATGACTTGCCGCTGGCATAGATAGAGCCAATAATTGTGATAGCTAGACCGATAGCTTGATAAGCCTCCAATTCCAATATCATCATTTGCCCTCGTGATGTTGCTTATCAAAGTATTGTTGACACTCAGAGCAGTGCTTGGTTGATGGCACAGCCTGCTTACGGCAGGCATCAATAGCATCATCGCAGTCAATACAGATGCTCACGGCGTTAGGCACAAGTACAGGAAGTTTTGACAGCGCTGCATTGAGATAGCACGCTGCCGAGGCATTGCCATAATCTATCGAATCACCCACGACCACCGCCTTGCTTAATCGGTTGGTCAGTTATTAATCGCAGTAACGCATTAATCAGTGCAACGGCTGTTGCTAGTACGCCGTACATCTCAGCCGACGTATACTGCTCAAGCGTAGGCGCTACTGTCGTTAACAGACTCGCCAAGATAAATATCAAGTTAAACCAGATGGTCTTGCTCTGATACCAGTGCTTACTATCGTTAGGCGGCTTCACTTCCCGTTTTTCTATAAAAGGTCTGACCGGAGGCGTCCCCCCCTTTCCCAAAGGGGGGTTAGGGGGAATTTCTAGCTCGTGACTAAATCGGTTATTCATACTATTCACCACTTAAGCTTCAGATTTCGGTTGGCTATAGTTACCGCGAGCGTAGCATGGCAAGTCATAGCGGAAGTTATACGGCAGTGAGGGCACACCATTACCACGCGCAGGCCATACAAAATGGCTAAAGCGACTGCGCGGGTAGCTGGCAATGCTCACCTGATTGTTTTGGTTACCTCCAATGACCACCAGTCGATTATCGCTAATTTCACCAATCACAAAGCAGACGTGGCCGCCACCTTTACGGCTCATGACACCAAGACAGCCATAAGCTGGTTTTTTTAGGAGCGTGCCACACTTAGCGTAAGCCTTTGCTCGATACCAGTGGCGGGGAATAGATCGTCCACCAGCGGTTAGACAGTGCGCGGCGAACACCCCACACCACGGCGTCTCATCATCTCGCCACCAAGCCCCTAATGCGATCAGCCAGCGGATAATGATGTGGCTATGACGCCAGCCGTGTATTTCTTTTAGGCCGATATACTCACGTGCTTCTGTAAGCCATTTAGGATCATTAGATAGATTGCGATTAGACATAGATCACTCGGTATTAGTTAATAGACCGAGTGTCGCAAGATTGAACCTTCAGTGGCATGGGGCTGAGTTCCGATGATGACTGTAGGCTGACTATCAGGGGACTAAAATAAAAAACAAGACACAAAAAAGCCGTTAGATACGCCAATATCTAACGGCTTTAGTGGGGGTGCACTTTATTGGTCAAACAGCTGAAGCTGTTGCCGTTTATACGCCGCTCGGGCTTGTTCATTATAGTACTGTTCTATAATCTTACGTACCGTGCGCACATGCAAATTATATGCTTTTGCCAGTGCTGATTTATCAGTACCAGCCTCATGCTTTTTAATCATCTCAGCATTGCGCGCGGCGATTTTTTTAGCTTGCTGCATGGGTATCGTCAGTATATCGCCTTGCCAGTAGTGACACAGGCGGCGCGCCGTCTCATCTCCCAGTAGCTCTGACAGCTTATGATCAGCGGCGCGAGATGGCTCTGGAATATACAGCTCTTGACCACGATATTCAGCGACCAGCTTATCAGCCGCATCGACACCGAGCAGCATGGTGAGGTCTTGATAAGTCTTGGTGACTCGGCTATTCATTATGCTTGATTGCTCTCCATGTTTGACTTGGCCTGCTTTTGCGCGTGTTTGGTCAGTGCCGTGACGACACCACTCAGTTGACGCGCACTACAAAATGTCAGTTTATCGATGCCATACATCTGCTTAGCGATAGCATCGGCATATGACCATGGCAGTTTGCTATCGGCCAGTAGCGCCTCTATCTTGTCGATCAAGGGTTGTTTGGCGGTAGCAGCGTCTGGCTTATAGGTCTTATGCTTTTTCGCAGGTGTCACCTTAAAGCCATGCGACTCCATATGTTCGACCACTTTACGCAGCTCTAAGGCAGAGCAATCTTTACTCGAAGCTTTACCTGTCACCTGTTCAAGTACTGCGCGGTAAGTACCATCATCCAAAGCCAGCTGTTTTTTGCCGATATGTACCAGCTGCATCATCTTTTTTTTCTGCGCAGAATAGGCCATCGGTCAACCTCACTTTAATAATGTTTATGAACAATCCTAACAAATATAGAGTGTTTAGAGTTATCCACAGGCGGGGTTTTTAAGATGACATAAACAAAAACCCGCCAATAGACGGGTGATTCAAATTTAATTCAATTTATTCGGATGGGTAGACGGTTAGACTGCCATCTTCATTTACTTCATAGTCTGCGGGGGAGAATCCCGCATCGAGAGCGATAGACTCAATATCTATATCGGTGTCCATATCAGCTACTAAGGCGTTACCTAGGGCTAGCACAATCAAACTCACGAATCCAATACCTCCTGCTAACTGATAGTAAGTTAGCCGCCCATTAGGATTGCCTACATCGTTTATACTAAACCAAGCAGGTTTAAACATAGATATGATTAAGCACGATATTAGGCTAATAATGATCACTGCTATTATTAATAATGTTATTACTAGAGCTTGGTAAGACATGCTAGTTACCTATGATTTGATTCTATTCAGTACAGCATAATAGTAACTAATAAAAAACTCGCTGATCATCGGGTTTGTATCATGAGAATTAACGACTAGGTATCGTTCGGTAATTAGAAAGATTTTAGTATTGGTATGGAGTTACAGAGTTGAAATACACTATAAACCATTACAGCACAGGTTATATAAAACATAGTCCAATACAGATATGATTGTTTATCAGCCAATAGTAAAATTTTTGTCTTTTCAGAATTCCATTGATCTAGCATACTAGTTGGTAACTTATCGGCTTTATCAAAATTCTTAACTTCATTCTTAATATGCTCCAGAACTGTCTTTTGCGAGTCTAGTGCAAAGTAACATATGATGCTATAAGCTAAAAGTGAGGTATACACGACCCATTGGTTAGTAGCTAATTCACCTTTTAATATGACTGGCACAGCTGCTGCTATTGGTAGAGCAAGGACTTGTGATAGTACTTTGGATATACTGTCATTAACTCGATTTACGAATTTTTCGCTATTATCCTCAAGTTTTTTTACAAACTTTTCATATTTAAAGTTCTCAAGGTATATTCCATACTGACCTCTTACTGATTTATCAATGAATTCGATATTGCTTAAAAATTCTAAGAAATCTACATTCGAAGGAAAAATATCAGACAGCACAGTCGTCAGAATAGATCGTTTCTGATCAATATGTCTACTTGTAGATTCATCCTCCATCCATTCACACAGTTTATTGATCAGTACAATATTATTTTGATTGACATTTGCATATTCTCTAAGAGTAGTCTCAAACCTAATTGAGCTATCGCCTACATCATAGCTCATCTCTACAGTCTGCTTACCGACAAAAATTAACTTCTTATTAGTACGATCTAAATAAGCAGATATTCTCTCTAAGCTTATCAATAATTTCTTAATAACATTATAAGACAGTATCAGCTTAGGTTCGGTTGAGTCTTGAGAACAATAATCTATATCTGCTACATAATAAGGCACTTCGTTAATATTACTAGTTGAAAATATTGATCGAAAGTCTGCTTTAATAAAATCTTGAAAAGTCCTATGCAACCTACCTAACTGTGGTTGAGGAGGGCCAATATGAAGCTTTATCTTTTCTCCAATTTTTGCCTCGCCTGTTTCGATAAAGATAGATGTATCTTCAAAGATTTCAGTATTAGTAACTGCCGTAATTAAGTCAAGACTACATTTATCCGAAATACAATAACTGACTGTATCAGAGTGGGCCAACCCCTCAGAGTTACGATATACTTGTACAAGTTTTATAAATAAATCTTGCATTAACTTCTATCCCTTCTATTAATCCCTCTTTCTGAAAGGGTTTATCAACGCTGGTGGTGGATTGTGGAAAATAATCTTATTATTCACAGGATCTACTTCTACATCACCTGAATCCCAAGCCGTTACATCAAATGATATACTCCAGTGCTTGGTCTTACACGCATATACTCTTAGCGCTTTTAAGGGGCGTTTATCAGGTATAAAACCATCTGATATAGGTAAGTTGTTTAATTTTCCATTCTCTTCAAGACTATCAATTAAATCTTGCGGTTCACTAGGCCATAGCACATTAGCAAATACCTGTAGTGCAAAAGGAGTTGACTCATTGGCTAGATCTTTCAAATAGACCTCTGCTTTATTTTTAAAAGCAGTTAGATCGTCCAAATTGAGATTCTGTTCTTCTCCAAACTTCTCTATATAGCTGACTAAAGCCCGAGTCTCTGCTAAAGGTCTGGATGTATTATTGCAACCGATAAACTCTTTAAAATAAGCAGATACATCACCTTTACCTCTTAAAAAGCTAATATAACGAGTGTCGCTTGATTCATCTAACCAGTCAGTGAGGTTAATTCGTCCAGCAAACCTTACATTTTCATAGTTAAGTGCTTCAACCTGAGCTAAATCCCAATCTTTAGCTATATAAGCAACTTTTTCACTAAGTATGGCAATGATTAAATAGTCTTTATTTTCTTCTTCATAATGAAAAAAGATAACTACGCCGCCTTTTGTAAAAACTTGACTTTTACTCTTATTCATAAGCACACGCATTAAATGCTCTGTCGCTTTATAAAAATCATCATTTTCTGTGAGGTATGTTCTTAGTATTTTGGGTGTTTGATAAATATCCTCATCTTCCTCGAAGACTCCATAGCTTTTCCCAGCAGTGCTATGATAACGGTCAATAAGTTCCTTAAGTAGTCCTGTAGTAGACTCTTTTTCAGGCAGTTCCTTATTAGGGTTAAGGACAATAGAGACATTATCAGTTGAACCCTGTTCTTTGAGAAGAGCGTGATAGGTAATACGTTTAATCATATTTATTTCCCTTATTCTAACATTTAAAATATTCATTCTTTGAATAACTAACCAGCCGACGACACCAGTTGTCGTGTTTAGAAATTAGTTAAAAAATTAAAGTTTATGAATATATTTATGAGCATTTCTTTCTTTTAATTAAGATACAATAAAATAACTTGTTTTTTAAAACAATTACAAAAAAAACTCACCTTAAAGGTGAGTTTCTATGTAATTTATTCAATACTTATTCACTAATTAGTGCGATTGCATAAGTCTTTATACCCACCTCACACATTACTAAAATCAAGCGCGATCTGCTGATACTTACCATGCTCATCGCGCTCATAAAACCGAATGTACTCCTTCGTATCAGTCACCTGAATGGCATTACTAATGGCTTCCATGGCATCCAGCCACTTATCATCACTGATATCTAAGCTTCGCAGGCTTAGCACACGGTGCGTGGATATTTTGCCTTCTTTGTCCACCTGAAAGGCTTGATTGATAATGGCTTTGATATTGTCGTTACTGTTTGCCGTCCATTCATTCAGACACTCATCGATAAGCTTCTTTGCAACCTGCAGACGCTCATCAAAGACGATATTCTCACTGACGGCCAGCTGGACTTTATAGCGACCATCGTAGCTAAGTAAGGTAGTATTGCCCTTCTCGCCGCCGAGCTGGACCTTGTACTCAGTAGCTGACAGCGCAACAAAATCATTAAAGCTGGCAAACAGCGCCGCCTTAGCGACCTTCATATCATCTCTGAGTTTCTTTGCCACAGCCGCCATTTTCTTAACTTCTTCATCGCGCAGCTTATCGATAGGTTTTACTTTGTCGATAGGGATTAGATGACCTTTTGCGTTTGCCATGTAGCCTTCAGGTACTGTTTGGATTTCATTTGTCATGGTCTTGTTCCTGTTATTTAATTTTATTGATATGTCATTAGCTTTTCTTTGACTACTCATTTCTACTCTCCTTCAGGCCGATGCTCGCAGCCCTGACAAGCTCGCCAGTGCCGCAGTTGAGCAGGGTTATGGGTCGGGGCGGTGTCAAGTGCATGATTTGTGCAGTACTCACGTTTGACGGTGTGTTTTGCATAAGGGCATAGCACCTCTTTACGATAGGCCACATAAGCCTCTGCGATGGTTTTGGTATCACCGATATAGTTGCCGGACAACGCAAGGCTCAAGCTAGGGCGGGCGTATTTAATACGCCGGGCGATCTCAGCATAAGAGATCTTACGTTTAAGCTTCTCCTCATGGCATGCCTCTATCCAGTTGTCCAAGGTCACCGGATAATGGGTCCAGTGTTTCTGGTTGTCAGAGTTTTGACACTCCACAGTTTCATCAATATTAATAGCCCCTATGACAGCCATAGCAGACCTCCCAACGCCAATAGTGCCATTAAGATGATCAGCGACAGTCCCAGCAGCCGATACAGCTGCTCCACATTGCGTTTGAGCAGAGTGATGTCATTACCAGTCTGCGTCTCAAAGGTAGGTAGGCGCTTGATAGCCGCTTGGCGCTGCGACTCAGCCAGATACTCATCGACACCAGGTGTGCGAGTGGCATCAATCATCGCTTTAATGGGGGCTGTATCACGCGTGGTCATTCTGTGGTTATTTTTAGCGCCGCAATCTTGACAGTCACACATGATTCGCCTCCTTGTTTTGATGAGAGGGGGGTAGGGGTGTTTGAGGGTCGAAGACGATTAAGCCTAAGTTAGCGTCATAGACTTTCTTGCCACGCTTGATTTGTGGTGGCTTAGGCCCAGTGTTGACACGTAAGCGGTAAACAGCGAGTTTTTTAGATCGACCAGGCTCGCGAAGCTCTAGATAGCCAGCGAGGTACAATTGACGCAGATACTGGCGCACAGCACTTAGTTTGAGCGTTAGCTCAGGGGTTGAGCCACTAGCGAGGATTTGATTGGCATTAAAGGTTTGCAGGATGCGAGCAGTACGCCAGACTACCTCATTCATTGAAGGTGGGCGAGGCTGGCCGTGGCTGTCGAGGTTGGGCGGCTGCTGGCCGATATCTCGAGCCAGCGTATAGCGATAAGTAGGCAATTTAAATTTACGGGAGATCTCTTGGCGGTGTACATACCCTGCCTCAAGTAGTGTCAGTAGCCACGCCTGAGCCTTATAGTAGCTCACCCCTGTGACAGTGCGGGGTATATCACGGATCGTAATACCATCGGTTTGGGTGCGTAGCATATCCCAAACTTGCTCATACTCGCTACGTACGATCGCATGAGTCTGAGCGCTATTTAATAACTCATTGTTAAAGTAGCAATGGCTGGTCGAGCGAGATTTTTTGGTAGCTAAATCTATACAGCCGGTATTTATAGTAGGTTGACAACAACACATAATTTTTATCCTTAAAATGATCGAGGTTTAGGAGAGACGCCTGTGATAAAGCCGCGCGGCAGCAGTTGGTCGATATCGGCCATTGTCACCGAGCGCATACCACACTCAAGCGCCCGCTGTCCCAGCATCTCAAGATTAGTACAAGTTCGGCGCGTGGAGCCGCGAACTGCACCTACCAGCTGCTCTAATACTTGTTCGTCAATGGCTACCTTAGGCGCGTATACAGCCGCCAGTAGTGCAGCATCGTTGGCCGTCGCAGGCTGAGCTGGTACCCAGCTGTGCACGCGGCCGTGAAAGCGCTCCCAACGTTCAAGTTTTTTGGGTAGTAGCTCCTCACCGATGACCAATATCGTGCCTTGGCTTGACTCATAGATGTCACGTACCATTTCGACTTTTGGCCCAGTGGCAAGATGGTCAAACTCATCGATGATCAACGGCCGACCACTCTTAGCCAGCTCCTCAGCGATTTGACCCAGCATCTCGCTAGCCGTTTTAGCGGCAGGGATAGTCATCTCACGCAGTACAGACTGCAAAAAGCTCTTTTTAGTGCCCACGCTCGTCGCCTGCACGTAGTACGCGCGGGTTCGGTTAGCGATATAGCTTGCCGCTACGGACTTACCATCGCCTGATCGGCCATAGAACACACCGATACCAGGTAAGCTTGGATGTCGGCTCTGTATCCGCTCGATGGCTTCGTAGCACACCGCCACGTTGGTGACCTGTGCCACACCTACAGCGCCAGACGTGGCAGCTGAATTGACATTACTTTCTAAATCACGCATCATTTAATCTCCGGTTGAGTACGTGTTACTTAATCAGACGGTGGGCATTGCAGTGCCCGCCGTCACCTATTTAGGGCTATTTAATAGCTAGCCCCACTTCATAAAAGGCGTAGTTCCATAGTCAGCTTCATGCTGAGCACGATACGCCTTCATTTTGATATCGAATATTTTTGACTCTGGATACAGCTCATAAAAATCTTGGTCAGCTCTATCTAGTAACTCACCTGCACTGACTTGTGCCTCTAGCTTCAGCCAGCGCCGAAAGCGATCATCTTGGGATTCAGCATCAGTTTGCACAGATTGTGGTGCAGTCATAGGCTCAGGCAATACTGTTTTAGTAGGCTGATAATTCACCACCTCAGCAGTCTGAGCCTCTTGTATCAAGCGCTCATCCCAAGCTGCTTTTGCTTTCTCAATATCCGCCTCTGGCAGTCGCTGGCTATCCACATGCTCAAGCACCTTATGCGGCTGCAAATTCTCCAGCACCTCATCACGGTGCGCGTCTACCCGTCGTAGCTGACCAAGTGCCCGTTTTTCGCGAGCATCGCCGAGTGCTGATTGAGCAAAATAAGCGACCTTATTGGCCTCAAACTCAGCCACAGCGACGAGTCGATGCGTCGCATCACGCACCCACACCTTGCTGCCATCATGGATGTCATAGCCGACCATCATCATCTCGCCGTGGTATTGCTCAAGCTCTTTTGAGAAGTATTTATTATTGAATAAGTTAATCTCACCGCGTAGGCATTTGCGCGTCACATAGGGTCGATACAGATCATCACGCTCAGCTGCCGATACCAGCATCAGCTCATGACCAGCGGCGGTCATGGCGGCGACTTGTTCATCCCACATCACTTGAGGCGTTAAGTGCTCCTTTCGACCCACAATTTTGTTATAGCGACGGGGCAGGCTACTGTGTGGCTCATTGTTATAGGCAACCACAGCGGCAGCGGCCAGCTCCAAGAACTTATTCCAGTCCAGTAGCAGCTTAGATTCTCCAAACTCTTTGACCTCTTTTCGTGTTTTTTTGAATACTGCCTGTTTGGCTTGCCGATCCATATCTGCGCCTATATAAGTAGGCAGTTTTTTAGCCAGCCTGATCCAGATTGACTTGTGCACTCGCTCAATAGCCCCGCGAGCTTGCGAGTTGTAGGCGATAGAGTGGCGCACCTCGGTACCAAGACGGGTCATCAGGCCGTACGACTCATCCTTTATCATCGCGTTCTTATAGCCTGAGCCGTTATCAACATAGAATATAGCTGGGATACCATAGTCGCAGGCGGCGCTAGATATCGCATCAAGTACGGCAAGGCCGCTCTCAGCGAGGTCTATGCTATAGCCCACCACCATTCGAGTATGCACATCGAGCACAGTGGTGATCTCAGGCCGAAATGGCCTACCAGTATCGGGATGCGACACTTCTGCGTCGAAGGTATGGCCGTCAGCGGTATATACATCGCTCGGTAGTAGTACTGTCGTATCACGGCGAACAAAGGGCTTAATATTCTTAATCTCTCGGCTACCCATGCGGCCACGTTCACGCTCGACGCTGCCCAAGTGGTTCGTCAAAAAGTATCGGGCTTGATGGTAACTTGGTATCTGACCACCGCTATCAGCCATAATGTGTTCTATACGGCGCATGACCTCCGCCAGTTCTGGTTTAGCGGGATCGCTCCACAGCTTAAGCAGTATCCCTGCCCAAGGTGGCATGGTGGTTTCGCGCGCTTTGGGGGCAAGTTGCGCCACCGCGCTGGCATTGTCAGATGCTTCAGCGGTCTCAAAGTCTTTAATCCAGTTAAACAGCGTCCGGCGGCTCACCGTCGCTTTGCCACCTTTACCGCCGCTTTTAGCATTGGCCTGTTTTAGTGTCGCCGTCCAAGTTGTATCGAGGCGACCCTCACGACTGGCGCAAGCAAAGCCTTCGACAGCTTTAGTCTTACCGGACAGCTCCGCGAGCTTTAATACATGACGCACGACAGCGAGGCGTGCAATAGCACAATCGCGTTGCCAATCAGCAAGCAAAGTAGGTGACTCGATCTTGATGGGCGCACTCTTAAACTCAGCGACCGCACCGCCTATATCAGCCTTATCTGCCAGCTCGCCAAGCTTTTTAGCTTTTACAATCTCAAACAAATCGTCGGGCAATTGATATTCTTTACGAACACCCGCTTTACCTGAAGCAGTCACTTCAACGTAAGTCCAAGCATGTTTCTTTGCGTATTTATCCATTCCACGACGTGTCTTTGGGAGACCCGCAAGCTTAAAGTTCATAATTTCCGTCATTGCGAACTGATTTTTCATGACAACATCTCAGCAACCGTGGTATATTTGTCCGCATACCTTGGTCTAACGCGCTTGCCGTCCGTAGTCCAGCGGGTAGGGAATAACAATTGCACAGGTATATTGAGATGTTCAGCGATGACCACCTCCCCTTTGGTAGAAGGCTCTATTAATGCCTTACTGGCTGAATTACTGGCAATTCCCGCAGCTCTACATAATTCCGCCAAGGTGACGCCTGTCTTGCGTACAGCAGCCTTTATATCCTCAGGGTGCCAGCTGCCATCATCACATTGGGTAAAGCTTTTTAAGACTGGGTATTGTTCATAATTCAACATAACATGGACCCTAATTAGTCGAATTGACTAAATTTTATACTGAGTGATTTAGAAGTTAGGTTCGTAATTTATAAACAATATAGTTCATAATTAGTTCTATGTAAAGAGTTCAATACTAATTTTATGAACTTATTTAGAAAATTATTTTTAAACTTATAAATATCAATAACTTATAAGTACTGAACATATGGAGTTTCTTTTGGAATGAGTTCACTACATGAAGATAGTTCTATGGAACTAAACACGCTCTTAAAACAGCGGTTATATGAATTGATGTCAGATGATGAAAAAATTCATCCTTTTTCTTTTGCTGAAAGAGTAGGTTTAAGTAAATCGACTTTTCATAGTATTTGGACTAAAGGCAGTACCAGTATCCATAGATCAACGGCTAAAAAAATAGCCGACGCCACGGGTGCGGACATCGACTGGGTGCATAAAGGCATAGGAAAGGCTTACCCACATGAAGGCAGGGTGGTGAAGCCACTTCAGGACGTGCCTATTAGCCAAGCCAAAGAGCATCTACTTAATAGTATATTTTTGCCTAAAGACATGAGGACGCTAAATCAAAAGCTAACTGATCATCTACAAGCACGGTCGGAGTTCAACCCTGATTATATAGTGGATGCACTAGACATACTTGATGAAGTCGAGGGTTTAGCAGATTTCCAGATAGACAATCATACTAAAGCGGAATTAATAATTCAGATTTGTGGTTTACTAAATAGCGAGGATGGCAAAGGCGCTAAAAATGCCCTATCAGCGGTTATGAGAAAGGTCTTAAAAGCCAGCTAACTGACACTCTAACACCTAAGCCGAGCATAAAAGTAAGCAAATCCTTTTGCTTTAATAGAGACATTCAAGTAAAAAGTTTATGCGTCATATAGTGTCGTGTAACTGACGCTTATCATTGTTGATCCCAGTGTTAAGCCGTACTATAAAGCCTCTGTTTAATATATTTAACAAGGAGGTGACATGACACCATTCGTACTACACCGTAGCGCAGCAAAACGTGCACAGACTCAGCAATCTTGCCACGATACCAGTCCCAAGGCGGATATTCAGGCACAAAAAAAGGACATAGCCACATATCTCAGCGCCAATGCCCATCCTAATTTCAACACTTCCCTTACATTATCTGATGCAGTGGGTAAGACGATCACCCTCAAATGCAACACCAATAACCCGACTGCACTACTCGATATAGCGATGGCATATCTGAGCGACTAA